GAGAATATTATGACTTCAACATTTATCAAAGTATTAGTGGTTGGTGGAATTATTAGTGTAGGATTAGGTTTGGTCGGTAAATCACTAAATCTAATGGAATCACAATCATCCAAATCCAACAACGATCAATGTCGTGTGACAGCTAATATCCACATGTATGAAAAACATGGATTATTTTTTAAAGTGAAATCTGTTGAAATTGCTTGCAAGGATAAGGTGGATAATTATATTATTACGGATGAAGTGCATGAGCTGAATCCATCAGCGATGGGATATTGATATGAAATCAATTGATAACAATTTTGAATCTCTAACAAGTCAGGAATTAAAATCACTATTAGCATTACGTGGTGATACGGAAAGAGAATTGTTAGAAGAGTTGATGACAATCCGAAATGAAACGGATGAGATTCTATCTATTTTGATGTTAAGAGGAGAGGTGTGAGTTGAGTAAAAGTAAGCGCATTAGTCGTAAGTTTCACTGTATTGCGAATGAATTTGATGAGTTCAGTAGTTGCTCATCATCAGACGCTTTGAGTGTTTATGAGAAAGAAAGTGAATCAGGTGAATTGACATACGACGCAACATGTTTTAGTTGTATGCAATCATTCCGTCCAGAACACGTACATAACAGTAGTTTGGCTTCTGAATTAGGTATTGACGGTGGTGTTGTTGTAGAGCGTAAACAGTTCACGTTTGCTCAGAAGGCTGAGCCATTAACACCGGAACAAGTGGGTAATGCTAAGAAAAATGTAGGATTCACAGACAAACACTATCGTAGTTTACACCCTGATTGGTTGAAATTCTTTGGTCACATGGTTAAACGTAGGAACGGTGTTAACAAAGAAATTTGGTATCCAGAAACACAAGAGGGTAAAGTTGTTGGTTTTAAAATTAGATTCCTACCTAAGTCGTTTAACAAAATTGGTAGGACTGGTATTGGTAGTCAATTAGCTGGTCAATTCAGATACAAGTCAGCAGGTAAACGAATTCTCATTGTAGGTGGTGAAGGTGATATGGTTGCTGCTTGGGGTATGCTGAATAAATGGACACATGTTGTATCACCAACATGCGGTGAATCAAGCGCTGCACAACAATGTGCCAATAATTACGACTTCTTAGACCAATATGAAGAAATCTATGTTGGTATGGATAATGATGAAGCTGGCGCTACCGCTGTAGAAAACATCATCAAAGTGTTACCATCAGAAAAAATTAAAATAGTTAAATGGTCAGCTAAAGACCCACATAAGCTATTAGAAGATGGCAGAGGCGATCAGATAGTTAAAGACTTTTTCAACGCTAGGTCTTATGTTGATTCTGGATTGAAGTCATCTAATGAGGTGATGGCAGATGTTCAGGATGTGTTGACAGCCACAAAAATAACTCTACCACCTTACATGTGGCGAATGGAAAGGATGATGAAACGTGCATTTTCTAAAGGCAGGGTTGTTAACATAATCGGATCTACATCATGTGGTAAATCAACGCACGTAAATAATATGATTTATCATTGGATTTTTAGTGAAGGATTAAAACCTCTAATCATTTCATTAGAGATGACCGCAGGGGAATATGCTGTTGATTTACTATCACTACATCTAAAGAAAAACTTGGATTGGTTCGATGATGGTATGGATGCTTGGAATTATTTACAACGTGATGATGTTAAAATGTTGTATGATGATTTGTTTATGGATTCTGAATATAATGAACGTTTCCGCATTCTTGATGATCGTGATGGTAATATTGAATCTCTTAAAAAGATGATTGAGCGTGGTGTTAAACAATACGGATGTAATATGATAATCATTGACGTATTAACTGATTTGGTTCGATTCTTACCACAAGATGAGCAAGAAAAGTTTATGTTGTGGGAAAAGAACTTCGTAAAATCTGGTGTCAACATTGTTAACGTATTGCACACTAGAAAGCCTGATCGAGATAAGGATGGTAAACTACGTCGCACTACAGAATACGATGCGCTGGGGACAGGTAGCTTTGTTCAATCAGCACACATCAACATTATTATCAATCGTGATAAAATGGAATTAAATGAGGTAGAAAAAAA